GGTTTGGATTGCATCTGTCATGTCATCCAGTCCATCTTCTTTCTTGGCATTCCTTGTAAGGTTAACTATCTTCTTAAGCGTCTTTACCTTTGGCGGCTCGACTTCTAGCACCAGGTCATTCAGCTTGATATCAAAATATCTTTTGTTGATTGTAGATAAGTCAAACATATAAAATCTCCTTTCAAAAAAAGGGGGAAGCAGTTAAACTCCCCCATTTTGTTACACTGTTGGTATTTCTTCCTCAAAGATGATCTTGGTTCCTTCTGAATCGTGAGGCATTGCCTTAAATTCAGCATCGATGACGGTTTCCTTGTCCTTCAGGAATGCCAGACTGAATCCAGCCTGATTGCTTCCTACTATTGTTACCCGGATATCACCATCGATAGCATCCTCGTGGACGAACCGAATGACATAGTTCTTTCTGTCCTGGTTGGCGACACCGCCGATCTTGACCGTTCTCTTTCCCACTGCTTCAGTCACCCTTGCCGTTGAGCAAAGCTTTTTTAGTGTATTGCCGTTCCAAGTCATGATTCCGGATTTCAGTGTGACCTCTTCATCGGTCATTACAGTCTTGGATACTAACCCCAAATCGTCCTTAGCCTCGTAAAAGCTAGGTTTGTAATCAAGAGTTGCACCGCCCTGGATGTTTCCAAGTAGGTTATCAGCGATTTCCAGTAAAAGGTCTGTCGGAATGATCGGTGCGGTAAACTCCATTACATACAATTTACCCGAGCCTAATACAATTTTTTCATCTGCTGTTGACATATTTCTGCCTCCTTATATTTTTTCTGTAAATTCGAATGAGTATATGGTTTCATACATCTTTTCGGATGATAACCACGTTCTATCTTTGTCGAACCTTATCGGGATGCCGTTGAGTATTGCATCAATCTCAGCTTCCTTCAGCAGGTCTATCTCTTTGGCATAAAATTCTAGTGTGATATCACGATCAGCAATGTTGTTTTTCTTATCTGCGCCTCTCACTGTCCTCGACTCCATAAAAATGAGATATGGCAGTTGAGGGGCTGTGTAAAAGCTTTCTTCTGCGACAGGAATATTTAACGATTGCAACAGTGTTCTTATATCCCTCAACTAGATCACCCCATTCTCAATGATTGCTTTGACATTATCTTCGTAGTCCTTGACTAGCTTTTCTTCGATTGGTTGGATGTGTACCTTTCCGGGAACTCTTCCGCCGTTTGTTTTCGCGTGTCCGTGTTCAAGTAGGTGAGCCAGTCCGGGCTTGTATTTGTTGTGAATAACGTATCTTGACCGATGCCTGACACTCTCATTTTGTACCGCCCAGCCCTTGTTGTAGGGCTTATCCTGGGCGGTTTTAAAAGTGGCTGCCGATACGGCTTTGAGTTCCTTGGTGGCTTCTTTAGCAAGCCTTGCGGTCATTTCTGCAATTTCTTCTTCCACATCCGTGGTGTACTTGATCATTAGCTTGCCAAAAGCCCTGTCAAAGTCGCCAATTTGAATAGCGCCAGTTACCTTTGTCATGGTAGCGACACCACCAGTTCAATAATGTCACTCTTGATATATGTTCTTAAAATGCTATACAGCTTTCCCTCGTGCTTGATGTATTTGTTATCGGCATATTCAAAACTCTTAATCTCGAATACGAGTTCAGGCTTTAAACCTGCTCCTGCAGCCTGATAAAACTCAGACTGTCTTACCGATTTTTTGTTAGCAAATATTTCTACCCACACCGAGGGAATGTCTGGCTGTTCGTAGGTTGTAATTACCGGTGGAGTACCCAGTTCAATTATGTCTTTCCACATCTATACCACCGCCGATGTATTGTATTCCGGACACATGGAGAGATGAGCTACAAGACTGTCAAATCGTATCTGGTACTTATCCGATTCTGCATTATCCAGGCCGAAATTAGCCTTGCTGTATAGGATGATTGCTCGCTTTATCATTGGATCAGTGTCCAACATAGCGGCTTCCACTATCCCTGAGAGCTTTAACTGCATCTTCGCCGCATCGACGAGATCCAAAATCTCAGCATCCATGGAACTGTGTGTAATTCTAAGATTGAGTTTAACATCATCTATGAGCATCTTTATCTGCCCCCTTAACCTCTCGGATTATAGGACCAAGAGCGGTTATTATTTCAAACCGCTCCTTTGATACTATAAATTCATCTCCGACTTCTCGGACGATGTTTTCTTTGAGGTCATTAAATCTAATTAACGCCCTCACTTTCATATGACTATACCGCCACGCCTACTGTAACCAGTGCGCCAGCTTTGTCGTTTGTGAGAGTACCTTCAGCGATAGCAAATCCAGCGATGGTATTGACGTGTGTCTTGATGTTTTTGTCCCTCTCAAGCATGATATCCTGCACCATGTTGTAGATGAACTGAGTAGGATCAAGCACAAGGATTTCACCATCAGCCAGGGCGTCTTCTTCCTTGATTCCCTTACCTAAGAGCTGTGCGGAAATCGCTTCCTGGTAGTTGGGAATAAAGGAAAGCTGTAGCGTGGCATCCTTCATGGAAGCGATTTTTCCGTAAAGGGTTGCACTGTTTGCGTAGATGTTAACCCTGCCCACGCTCTTCAGTAATCCAAGGCCCTTGAGAGCGTCAGCTAGCGCAAATGTGCCTGGCAGAACTGCCGAGAATTTATTGGCCGCTGCAAGGTCAAGCTTGATCTGTGCCACAATATCTCTTGCCATGGCTGCGCCGATTCTATCAGAAATTTCCTTAACAAGATACTGCTCGAAGGCTGGAATTGCCATCTTTCCAAGTCTGTAAGAGAAGTCAACATGCTTGCTGAAGTCCTTACCGGAAAGAGATACGTTAATGAAAGTATTCTCCTCATCTGCATTGGCAACGCCTTCTCCGACGATTGCAGCATCGCCCGCAACGATTGTGGTGTGCTTAACGATGGAGATTACTGTACCGGTTCTAAGAACCTGGACATCCTTGAAAATAGGATGAGCCTCTTCCATAGTCGAATAGATCTTATTTTGCAGTTCTTCAGGCATTACTACCTCAGTGTTTACGGTAGTGTGAACGAATGCCCTTTTTTCAGCCTCGTTCAGCTCCACCCCTAGTAAATTCTTAAGAAATGCGCTTTTATATTCTACGTTCATGTTTTCCACTTTTCTTTCCTCCTTATTTTCTTCTTTGAATTCTTTGATTACTGGTAGGGTTATATCTTCGGCAACTTTCTTTCTCGATTCTTTAATTTTAGCCGCTTCGGTTTCGATGCCTGTTTTTTCTGCATCAAGTCTTGATCTCTCTTCATTCACCGTCTTTAATGCTTCGAGTTCCATTTCTTCGGGCTTCATCGCATCGATTTCAGCGAGCCTGACTTCTATTTCTGCTAGTTTCATCGTTTTATCCCCTTTCTAAAATTGAATATTTGAATCTGGCGTTCGCGCTCTTGCATCTCCTGCTTCTCTACCTCAAAGACTCCCTTTGCGTAGGAACGAGCGGATATTTCCGTGTCATCATTAGCGGGTATGCTAACAGCCGACACGTCATATACTTTTTTGACCTTCAGGATTGTTCTTGTTCTTGTTTCACTGTTGTAAGATTCCTCCTCGACAGTGAACGCCCAGCTCATCCGAGTAACGAGACCACTTTTGATTTCCTCGTACATCTCTTTTGAAGCTTGGGATTTGCCTAAATCGGCGCATATAAAAAGGCCGTTATTATCAGCCTCTACAATTAACGTATTATTTGATTTTCTCGCGAGGACTTTGCCCTCATGGTCGTATTGAAAAATGATGTCGCTCATATCTGCGGTATCAAATGCGTGGCGGTCAATGGTTTCAAAATACTTTACCCCATCAAACTCCCACAAGGTATAAGGTTCAAAGGTGGCGGCATATCCTTCCACATAATGTTCAGAATCAAGCCTCTTCTGTGGTTCCTGTGTCGGTATCAGTAGCGGCAGGTTCCTGTACTCCCTCTGCATTGTCTTCAGTGGCATTATCTTCACCTCCATCTAGTTTACTTATTTCTGCATATTCCTTTCTGATCCATCTCTTGTCTCCATCTTCCACATGGGCCATGTTCCAGATATCCATGATCTGATTGACTGTGAGGATTCCTCTATCGAACATCTGGGATGATACCTGGAGCTTTGTCTGGTTGCTCGCATACTGCAAGCGGTTAGATGTCAATATGATTTGATTGTTGAATGCTAGTTCTTTCTGCGTATACATCATATTTGACAGTACAAGTCCAAGCTGCAGCGCGAACGGTTCAATCTTGCCTTCATAAAAAGCATTGAATCCATTCTCATCGTAACTATTCTGGAGAATCTTCTCGTTGGTTCCGAAATAGTTATATATATTCGTCTGGATCAAGGCCATTTGTTCAGCTTCAATGACGAAAGGCTTACTGTCTATCTGCTTCATTTCCGAAAACTTACTATCATAGATTAATAGCCCTGATTTATTGTCAGATGATAGATTTTCAGTTGAAAACCTGTCTCGCTCTTTCACAAGATCTTCTGGTCTCATAACGTTTGATACTTTACCCATGAAACGGATAATTGCCGATTGTTTGATAGCCTCTT